AGGGAAAAACGGTTTGTTTACTCCGCCTACATACAGCCACATTTATAAACTATCAACCGTTCAGATGTCTAATGACAAAGGAACATGGTTTGGTTGGGATGTGTCTAAGGTTGGACCAGTCTCAGATAAAGGTATCTATGACATGTCTAAATCTTTTGCAGAATCTGTAGGTAAGGGTGAGATCCAAGCTAAACACGGTAGCGAAGAAACAAAAACTTCTTCAAATTACTAACAGTATCCTAGGTAGTGGGCGTCTAAGCGAGAGTGGAAACGCCCACTTTATTTTGTATGATAGAAAGATTTAAAAATATATTTGAGGGATTAGACCGTGCGCATGGTGTCACCTTAGTTGGTGAATCAAATGGTGACGGTAATAAGATTAAAGGTAAATCGTTTGTCAAACGAGAACCAGTCACAGACGATCTGTGGCAAAAACATTTAGATGGTAAAGATAGTTTAGGTGTCATACCAATTAACGATGATAACAAATGTAAATGGGGTTGTATCGATATAGATTCTTATGCAGGTTTTGATCACAAGAAATTAATTAACAAGATAAAACAATTTAACTTACCACTAATAGTATTCAGATCAAAGTCTGGTGGAGCGCACGTATTTTTATTTACATCAGATTATGTATCAGCGGGTTTAGTGCAAGATAAATTAAATGAAATTAGATCTGTGTTAGGTTATGGTGGATCAGAGGTTTTTCCAAAACAAAGAGAATTAAAATCCAAAGATGATACAGGAAATTTTTTAAATTTACCATACTTTAATTGTGGTCAAACAACAAGATATGCCTTTCTTGAAAGCGGTGAAGCTGCTAGTATAGAAAGTTTTTTTGAACTATACGAAAGATATAAACAACAAGACATCAGCACAATAGAAATTAAAAGACCAGAAACTCCATTTTCAGATGGACCTCCTTGTATTGAAAGTTTAACTCAAAATAAATTAGAGGATGGTAGAGACAGAGTTATGTATCAATACATAATCTACGCTAAAAGAAAATGGCCAGAAAATTGGCAAGATAAAATTTTTGAGTTTAACTACAATTATTTTAAAATTCCTTTGGATCAAAAAATAATTATGGGAAAAATAAAAACAAATGAAAAAAATGATTTTGGTTATAAGTGTAATGAAGAACCAATGTGTGATGTTTGTGACAAAAAATTATGTAAGTCTAGAAAATTTGGCATTGGACAAGAAGCAATCTTTCCTAATCTTACAGATTTACAGGTTGTTAATTTAGAGGAACCATACTATTACATGAATGTAGATGGTGACAGATTATATTTAGATTCAGCAAAACATTTAACAAATCAAAGTTTGTTTCAAGAGGAATGTGTAAAACAATTACGATTAAATCCACCAACACTAAAAACAGGTGACTGGAAAAAACTTACTAATATACTTTTAAATGGAGCTGAAATAACAGAGCCTGCAGAAGGAACTAGCACAAAAGATATACTTAAAAATTATTTAGAAGATTATTGTGTAAACAGAATACAAAAAGACGATTACGATGACTTACGAAATGGTGGCACGTATACTAAAGATGGCTATCATCACTTTGTATTTGACAATTTTTTCAACAATTATTTATCAAGAAAACATTGGAAAGTACCGTATCAAAGAACATCACAAATGTTAAAAGATAATTTAAACTGCACAACTAAACGTGTGGGTAAACATAAAATATCCGTATTTGTTGTAACACGGTTCGACAAAAAAACTGAAACTTATAAACCAAAAACATTTAAAAAGGAGAATTATTGATAGCAGCGATGGATTTATTGGCAATAACAATGTTTACTGCCCTCTGGATCTATCTTCACTTAATAACATAGGAGAGAAAATGACTGAAATAGATTTTTTACAATTAACAACTATACCACCGTCAATGGGAGGTCAAATAAAATTACCAAAACAATTAGACTTTTTAGGAGATAAAAAACCATACATTATATACGGAAAAGAATACCACACTAAGAAAAAATCAAAAAAATATGGAGATGGTGCAAGAGAAGCTTTTACCAAAATTAGAGAAACAATGAACAGAGGATATTTAGATCAATATCATTGTAATCATATCATAAATTTAATGGATAGATATTATAGAAAACCAGATAGGTGGAGATCATATAGACCTCATATTGTTTGTATAGAATATACTTTTGGAGAAAAATGGGGAGAAGATACTTTTTATTTTCATTTAAATAAAAATTTTAGTGGTTGTTTTCGTCCATACTTATCAAATCCATCTGTAATTAACGGACCCGTTTGTTTTAGTTCACCTAAAATTCATGATGATGCCTCCGATAGAAATTTTGTAATGAATATGTTTAGAAGGTCTATAGAGGATCAAATAATAGATTTTAAATATTATGAAAATGATGGTCAATCAGGTGTTCATGAAGTTCATCACAAAGACACTACTTTTATAAATTTAATGTTAGGTTTTGCAGATCAAGTTATGAAAATACATTCTAGAGTAGATTTTGAAAGTTATATAAGACCTTTTGGAAAATATTATCCTAGTGATGGAGCAAGGTTTGATAAAGATAATATAAAAGGAATGGCTATATGTGAGGCTTTTAGAGAGTATCATAAAAAAAATGCAAAATTAGAATTAATAAATAAAGGAGAACATAGACAAGAAACTTCCGAAGAGATTAAATTTAATACACGTTTAAGAAATATGATAAAGGAGTCAACAGATAAATGAGAAGAATAATATACGGACCACCAGGCACAGGTAAAACACATACATTACTTGGACACATAGAAAGTTTTTTAGAATCAACACCACCAGATCAGATAGGCTATTTTACATTTAGTAAGAATGCTGCAGGAGAGGGTAAACAAAGAGCTGTAGATAAATTTAAATTATCTTATGATGATCTACCATACTTTCAAACACTACATTCGTTTTGTTTTAATCAATTGGGTATAAATAAAAATCAAGTAATGCAACCAAAACACTACAGAGAACTATCAGAAAAGATGGAAATAGAATTAGACTTTAATCAAAAGCAAGACGAAGACTATGATGGTGTTTTTTATTCTACAGATCCATACATACAAATGATAAACTTAGCACGATCAAAAGAATTAGATCATC